GTGCCTGGCATTTATGTGCCTCCGGTCGATGCGGCATCCTTAACGCCAACTTATAGTGCTATGGCCGCTCCCGTAGCTTGCAATTCTGTCAATACGCCAACGTTTAGCCTTCATGGTTATAGCTGTTGCATTATTGATTTTTCGCTGAAATGTGATAACACTTTAGAATTTTATGATCGAATGGGCTGCGCTCCTAATTTTCAGATCGTGGATCGTGTAATCACAGGATCCCTTAAGCTGCAAAGGCCGGATCTGCTAAGCGGCAAGGATTTCTACGCGATAGCAGTAGCTTCTACCAATGGTGCGCTCAACTTCACCCATAACACGGTGGTGGGCAATCGCATGGTCGTCAACCTGCCCAAGGTTCAACTGGGCGCCCCCGCACCCGACGATGATGCCGGCATCGCAGCGCTGACCATTCCGTTTACGGTGCGGCGCACTGAAGGCCTCAGCGACTCCGGCACGCTGGCGTTTACTTGATACTGATCAAGCCGCCAGTTTTAATCTTTCACCCCTGATCTTCTCTCATGGCTTTCAACATTGACAGAGCTGGCACCACCTTTACAGGCAAGGTGGAGTTTAGCTACCCGATTGGAGACGGAAAGCAAGAACATGGATCATTTACGGCAATCTTTGAAAGAGGCCAGCAAACCGAGATTGAAAATATGCGCGAAGAATTTCGCTCCTACATTGCAATCATTAAAGCGATTGAGCTTGGCAACCTGGAGCCGTCTGCTGCTGATGGACTGGAAAGGAAAAGCCTTCTTCCAATCGCTGACAAGATTCTTGTTGGCTGGGGGGAAGACATGCTTGGCGGCGATAATGATGAGCCAATGTCTTTCACTGCTGAAAACAAGAAAAAAGTAATCGAATTTCCTGGGGTAGCCAATGCGCTTGTTTCCGCATGGAACACACTAACGGATCCTGAAGTGGGAAAGCCGCCAACCTCAGGGAAATCGCGAGGGAATGGCATCGGCAAATGACCACTGTCAGCCGCGTTGAATCCCAGGCCCAGGAGAACGCCAGGCTGGCGCAAGAAGCGAAAAGGCTGGGGATCGTTGGGTTTGTGCCTGATGAGACCCCAGAACCTACTGAGCCCACCTGCTGGATATGGCCCGAAAACTGGGAAGCCTTTCTGCTCTGGTGCCAGGTGCAAACCCAATGGCAGTGGGCCACCGAGTACACCCCAGAGTGGCAGCCGTACCGGGTGCGCACCGGGCTCAACTATCCGGCGGTTATCGCCCTGGCGGGCCTGCGGCGTGGCCGTGGTGCGGTTGCTGCGCTGATGGATGATCTGCGCGTCATCGAGCTGGAACTGTTGACACTGCTGAGGGGTTCCTGATGGCCGTCAATTTTGACGCGATTCTGAAGATTGGGGCCCAGGTTACTGGCATGGGCCAGGTGGCGCAGCTGGGTAATGAGATCAACAAGGTCGCAGAGGCCACCCGTGGAGGCTTCAAGGCCACGATCGATAGCGCATCCTGGCAGGCTGCCGCCGCCCTGGCTGCTGGTGTTGGCGTTGCGCTAGTGACCAGCACGAAAGCTGCCATTGATTTTGAAACCAGCATCTCCCAGGTCCGCAAGGTCATGGATGGCCTAGAGACGCCGGCTGCAATTGCGGAAATCTCAGACGAGATCAGAGAACTATCCCTAGAGCTGCCGATCTCAGCCAAGGGATTTGCGGAGATCTACGCCGCTGCTGGCGCGTCAGGCATCGCAAGGGAGGAAGTACGGCAATTCGCCGGAGATGTTGCAAAGATAAGTATTGCTTTCAATATGACGGCAGATGAGGCCGGTTTGTCTATTGCGAAAATGCGCAATAGCATGAAATTAACGCAGCCAGACGTATTGAAGCTGGCTGATACAATGAATGAACTTGATAAGGCCGGCGCTGCCAATGGTAAGCAGCTGATCGAATTTGCTTTACGGTCTGGAGCTGTTGGGCAGCAGGCAGGATTGACGGCGGAGCAGGTTGCAGGTTTTGGCGCGGCGATGATCTCCGCAGGCGTCGAAACCGAGGTCGCCGCCACCAGCTTTAACAACATGGTCAAAGCCCTCACCCGTGGCGACTCCATGACGGATCGGCAGATTCGGGCGCTGCAGACCCTAGGGATGGCGTCGGGCCAGGCCGCTACCGCCATCAGCCAGGCACAGGATGAGATGGTGCGATCGGCAGAGGATCGGCGCTATGAGAACGCCCTGAACCGTCGCAAAGATGGCGCGATCAGGCTGGCCGAGGTGGAAACAAATGGCGTGTTGCGCGAAGCCCAGAGGCGGATGGATGAACAACTAAAAATCCTGGATCAGCAGGTATCTCAAGAGGAGAAAAAGCTTAACAAAAAATATAGAACTATTGAGACGGCAGAGCGCCGGCAAACCGAAGACTTACTAGAACAACTGCGCCAGCAAATTACCGGCACGGATGCAGCATCGCAAGCGATTCTTAAGCGCGAACAGCGAGCAATAGAAGACGCTTCTCAGTTGAGGATGGATGCAATTAACGAAAGAAAAGAGCAAGAATCACAAGCAATTAAAGACAGGTCCGACAGGGAAAAAAAGGCATACGAAGAAAGTGTCGCCGCGTTTAAGCAAGCAGAGCAAGAGAGGTTGGACGACAAAAAGCAAGGCATAGAAGAGTCGTTTACAGAAGAAAGAGCTTTGTACGATGGCCAGCAAAAGATACTGAAAATTCAACAAGACGAGGCGGCTAGGAAGTCAGGCGAAAGCGCGGGATTGTTGTTGGCTAGAAACATGGTCACTAACGCAGAGCCTACGATAATTGCGATGCTAGATAAAATCAAGAGCTTGCCGCAAGAGCTGCAGCTACCTACGTTTACTGACTTTTTTGGCGATGAGGCTAGGGGATTGTTTCCGATGATTAACAATACGCAAAAACTTGCCGAAGCGCTAAGGGTTGCAAATAATGAAACTAAAAACATGGGGTCGGTTACCGTTGAGGCTGGAGTTCAAATGGAAACAACTGCGGCGCAAATTCAATTAGCCAAAAACAATGTAGAAAACTTGCAGATTGAAATAGGCAATTTGATAGTACCTATAATTAACGAGCTAGTACCTGGTGTTATTGCAGTAGTTCAAGCGCTTTCGGGCCTTGCCCAAGCCAATCCCCTGCTCACGCAAATAGCAATTGGGATTGGCGCCATTGGAGCAGCAGCCGTCATTGCTCTGCCCGTTGTGGTTGGCCTTGGGATGGCTCTCAAGACCATTGCCGGCTTTGGCCTAGGCGCCACGCTGGCCGGCTGGGCTGGGGCCATGCCGGCGGTAACAGCAGGTCTGGCGGGCATCGCCACCACCGTCGGATCAGTAGCCACCGGCCTGGCTGCCCTGGTCGCCGGTTTCGTCTCTGCTCCGATCCTGATTGGCGCGGCAGCCGTGGCCACGGCGGTGGTGGTTTTCAACTTCCGCGATCAGATCGCCGATGCCTTCCGGGGCCTCTGGAACCTGATCGCCAACCCTGAAACCGGGTTCGTCGCAATGATCGGCGGCGGCTGGAACATAATGATGGACAATATCAGCAGCTACGTCAGCAACATTCTGCCGAATATCAGGGACAACTTTGCAGCATTTTTCGACACGATCATCGGCCCAGAGAATGGCCTGATTGCACGCCTGGGGCAGACCTGGAATCTGGCCATGGATGGCATGCGGGACTATGCGCTAGGCCTGGTGGAGCCCATTACTGCGGCTTGGGATGGCATTGTCAACAGCCTGCGCGGCTCGCTAAATGGGCTGCTGTCTTGGGGTGCTAATGGAGTGAATAGATTTATTGATATTGTAAATAGCGCAATTGCTAGAATCAATTCAGTTTCAAGTAGGGTAGGCATAACGGCTCAGCCGATTCAATATGTTGAAGTGCCCCAGTTTGCCGGCGGCGGCCGGGTGGATCGGCCAACGCTGATCATGGCCGGCGAGGCGGGCCCCGAGTACATCGTTCCTCAGAAAAAGGTGCCGCAGTTCATCGCTGCGCAGATGGGCGATCGGGGCCTCGGCATTCGCCAGGGCGGCGCCGCTGCCGGGGGCTCCAGAGGCGGCGGCACCTTTGCCCCAACCTTCAACCTCAACCACACCGGCCCGGTCTACCGACTCCCGGACGGATCTGACGCCATAACCATGGCCGACGCCGTGGCGATTGCCGAGGATGCTGCCAATCGGATGTGGACCTATGCCCAGACCCCTGACGGGCGCAGTGAACTGGGGATTTTTCGCTGATGCCCGACTACGGCCCCCACGTCTACACCCAGACCCTGAAGTGGATGGACCCCAGCGGCAACGCCAAGGGGCGTTGGCACCGGCTCGATGGGATCAACAACAGCCCCTTCACTGCCTTTGACGCTGGCGACGGCGACGGGCTGCAGTCCTGGGAGTTCCAGGAGTTCAACTGCCCAGGGTTTGATTCGGGCCTGGCGTCGGGATCAGTCACAATCACCTGCGCGTACTCCCCTGCTGTCATGGCCCTGGCGCTCGATGCGAACGCCAACCAATGGCTGATCGAGGTGACTCAGTTCGAGGTTGTCCTGGGCGGGCTCAGCCGGGTTGATTCGGCCCTGGTCGGCAGCATCACCGCCAGCGGCTCCCTGACTGGCATCACGATTACGGGCGCCATCTCACCGCCTCCGGTTGCAGTGTCGGTCCCGCCAATCGTGCTCACGCAGGAGTTGATCGGCACGCCCTGCGTGTTGGATTTTTCAACATGATTGGATTCAAATCCAGCAGCCCAGGCAGCAGCCAATACGGCAAGACGACAGTTTCGCTGGGCAGGGCCTCCGCAGCACTGGGGGGAGCTGCCCGGCCCACGGCCGTGACTGCTGCCGAGGCCCAGTCGCACTGGAACGCCAACCAGCAGGCGATGACGCTGCTGGAGCGGGCGCCCATCGTCTGGTGCCGACGCATCGGCGACACCTGCGGCAGCCCATCGGACGCCGGCGTCGGCGGCGTGATCGTCAGCCCGAAGGCCACGGCCTGCCGGTTTGATACTCCGCTGCTGGAGGGGCAGCCCGTGGCCAATGCCGTGGCGGTGAAGTGGCGATTGATCGTCAGCCAGGGGAAGCTCGGCGGCATCTCGGTCAATGGCGTTTTCCAGGGCCGCTGCCGGGTTGGGAACTTCAGCCAGTCCTATGGCCCAAAAACTGCTGGCACCTGGACTCCTGGCAATTTCCTGGTTGATGTTTATTCAGGCTCGCAATTAATTGCCAACAAAGTGCAGGCCCCAACGCAATGCGGCACGGTTGGCACACATAAAGACCTAACGACTGTATCGTTTAGCGCTGTAAACTTCAACGGTTTTGATGCTGATGGCGTCGGACTGCCAGACCGTGGCCACTGGAAGCGGCAGATTCATCTATTTATTCGCAATGGAGTCGAATCAGTCAGGCTGCTGGATAATGTCTACGGCAGCTCCAACAATTTAGG